TCGCCCTAGTCGTAACAGACCAGGACGCCATCGAGAAAATCAAACGAAAGGAGGCTACGGAAGTTTCTGCCGGCTACAAAGTCGATTTCGACCCCACCCCAGGACAAACTCCTGAAGGTGAAGAGTACTCCGGAATTCAAAGAAACATCCGAGTGAACCACATCGCCATCGTGCCTCGGGGTCGGGCTGGCCCCGAAGTACGCCTACTGATGGATCGAATGGACTCAGCTGATGCTGTGGCCTGTGATCCAGAGGCGCTCCAGCCCTGTAAACCTGCATCTCCCGTTATGGCATCCGTCAAACTTGACGGCCTGGAGATCGATCTGCCCGCAGAAACTGCAAGCGCGGTCCAGTCCTTCGCACGGGACGTGGAGCGCCGCTTGGATTCTGTAACCACCGAGCGCGACAATCTGAACACTCAGATTGCTGCGCTTCAAGAGCAGCTCGACTCCGCGTCGTATGAGAAGGAAGCTGCCGAAGGCCGTGCTGACGCTCTCGAAGAGCGCGTCACCGAGCTTGAGGAAGCTTCTTCTTATTCTCGCCTCGACACGGCTGAAATCGATCAACTTGTCTCAGCACGTATCGCCACGCTCCAACAGATTGCTCCCGCATTTGCCGAAGACTTCAAGTTTGACGGCATTGATGAGGTCGATCTTTACCTCCAGGCCTACGAGAATCTGACCGGAACCGCTCCTCGCGAGGACGCCGAACCCCTCTACGTCAAAGGCGTAGTAGATGGCATCCTTTCTCGCGCCGACTCTTCTTTTGAGGAAGAAGACTCCGACGAGGAAAGTGAAGAGCATCTCGACTCGGATGACCGTGCCGACAGCTCCGCCCCACTCCGCGAAGCCCTAAAAGGTGCTAAGCGTGCAGATTCGGACCCCATGAGCGCTTATCGCACTCACTTGGCGGAAGCCTGGAAGCGTCCTCTCACGGCCCAAAAGTAAGGAGTTCCTTCCATGGCAATCACTTTCACCCCTACCTCTGTCAGCAGCCCCTCTGGAGTTCAAGGCAGCTATCCCCTCGAACTGGTCGCTGGCCACGAGGGTATGGTCGCCGACCTCCAGTACTGCGTGACCCGCAGCTTTCGTAATCAATCGGGTGCTGCCCTCCCCTTCGGTTCTTTCGTAGCAACCGATAACACCCCCGTCACCAACGACGTTTTCGCCGTTGAACTGGCAGGTGGTGTCACCAACATCCAAGGCCTGGCCATCAGCACCCTCACTTTTGAAGGTGTCAGCGGATCCAGCACCTACACCCCCTCCCCGAGCCCGCTCTATACCGCGGACGGGTCGAATCGGATGGGCTATCCCGACACTCAAACTGTCAACGTCCTTTCCAAAGGCGTTGTCTGGGTGTATAGCGCAGAAGCCGTCGTCCTCGGTGACGATGTTCGCTTCTTCATCCAAGACTACAGCGGCAGTCTTACCGGCGCCTACCAAGGTCGATTTGGCGTCAGTGCTGTAGCTGCCAACACTGTCCTCGTAACTGGAGCGCGCTGGGTTTCTGAAACCACAGCCGCCGGTTTGGTCATGTTGGAAGTAGACATCCCGGCGCAGACCTACTCCGCCGACTAATCAAGGAGCCCCCTAATGACTTCTGAAATTCGTAACGACGAAGTCGGCGTTTTTCTCGCCCGTGAACTAGAGACAATCCTGTCTCGCACGTTTGAGGTCGAATACGCCGACATCAAATACAGCGCAGTCCTCCCCATCTCCACCGAGGTCGGGAACGGCGCTGACTCCTTCACCTACCGAGTCTTCGATAAGCAAGGCTCTATGAAGGTGATCGGTGACAAAGCACAGGATCTGCCTCGTGCTGATGTCCTCCGCAAGGAAGTGACCCACCCGGTTCGCTCTCTTGGCGCCTCCTTCGCTTACACCATCCAGGAAACTCGTGCCGCCGCCATGGTGCCCGGTATGAACCTGGAGCAACGTCGGGCTAACGCCGTCCGTCGTGCCTACGAAGAGAAGGTCGAGGAGATCGCCTACTTCGGAGAACCTGGCTCCGGCATGAAAGGCTTCTTCAACAACGATCAAGTCGATAAAACCGTTCCCAACAAATGGTTTGACGACGCCGCGATCACAACTGACGAGATGCTGGAGCTCCTCAACGAGCTTCCCACGCGTCTGGTGCAGGACTCCAACATGAAGGAGATGCCGAACACCATGCTCGTCCCGTACGACGTGTTCCGCGTAATCTCCACCACCCCGAGATCGACCACCTCGGATACCACGGTGATGGAGTTCTTCCTGCGCACCAACCCCATGATCTCGGCCATCGAGCCAATCAATGAGTTGGAAGCTTCCAAGTCGGCCGGTTTCTTGTCTAAGGACCGCGTCATTGCTTATGACCGCAGTCCCGACAAGCTCCAGTTGCACATCCCGCAGCCTCTGGAATTCCTTCCTCCGCTGCGCAACGCTCTTGAATTCTCCGTAGCAGCTCATGCTCGGATCGGAGGTCTCGCCCTCTACTACCCCAAGAGCGTCAAAGTCCTAGAGAAAGCTTAATCTTTAAGCCGATTCTCGCTTAGTCTGACTAGGCCTACCCCTTTTTCATCCGCCATGATCCTTGTTTACCGCCCTGAACTAGAAAACCCTCCGATGGACAAAGAGTGTTCAATCGGATTCTCGTTCATCGGCGAAAAAGGAGCTAAAGCCTACATCAATCTTCAGTCAGGCGTCACTCGTGACTTCCCTGAAGAGGCTTGGACCAAAATCCAAAACTACGAAGTAGTCCGCAACCTTCTCAATCTCGGCGCCCTACGCGTCGATACAGACGCTCCAGCTGAAACAGCAACAGCGGTTGAAGTAGACGTTGACACCATCGCTGGCTACCCCCTCAACAAAGCCATGAGCTTTGTAGAGGACAGCTTTGATGTCGATCAACTTCGCCGTTGGGACGCCAAGGAAGCACGCATCCGGGTGAAAAACTCTATCTCCCGCCGTATCCGCGCGATCACTGAAGGTAACGGTTAATGGCAGTTCCTTCAACCAACGATTTTCTGACCCGCTTTCCCGAATTCGGGGAGCAATCCACAGCTGTGGTAGATGAAGCGTTGGCTGAATCCGGCCGCGTCACCCCCGAATCTGTTTGGGGTGACGTTCACACCGAGGCGGTAAGTTACTACGCCGCCCACCTTCTCGCCATGCGCATCATGCAAATTGGCCTACAAGTCGGCACCGAGGCCGGTTCCCCTCAAGGAACCCAACTCACCGCCTCCCTGTACGGTCAAAAGTATGACTGGTTGTTTAACGGTCTCCCACTTAGTGGGTTCGCTCTTTAAACCATGGCCATCCCAGCTACCACCATCGCTAATTACGCACCCTGGGGTAACGCCCAACTTGCGTTTGAGCTAGGTACTGGGGTTACAACGATCGATTCCTGTACAGGGAATACCATTGAGACAACTGAAATCGTTGAGTATTTAGCCTCACTCAACATTCAGAAACCTTCATGGCAAGGTAAATCGGGAGTAGACGAAACAACGTACACCTGTCAAGGTCGCCTGCTCACTCCTGCCACTTTTGACACCCGTATAACAAACGGCACTCAAGCCGATTGTCTTCTCAACGGGCTCAAAGGTCGCTTGGAGCTGAGCTTCGAGCTTGCAATGGACGCGTATCACTACGGTGACCTACGCCAATCCATTGAAGGTGTGTTTCGCGTCGTAGGAGGGATAGCTTAATGGCCGCTCGTTCCCCCGAGTTCGACAAAGCGCTCAAAAGCGCCACTGATCGAGCCACTAAACGCCTAGGTCTCTGGTTAGACAGACGTTTCACTGAAGAAATATCTGCAGTGAAATGGGACTATCCGACTCCACCTAAAGTCCGCGACATTGTGGACACTGGGCGTCTCCGTGCAAGTCAAACTCGTACGGAAAACCCTGACGGTTCAGTAACCTTCACCTGGCCGGTCGAGTACGCCGCTCAAGTGCATGAAGGTGGAGTCTCCCCTCGTGGGCTGCGTTTTCCTGGGCGCCCTTGGACTACAGCTCCTCTTAAAGAAGCTGAAACCCAAATGAAGCTCCTATTAGATGATGAGCTGACGAGGAACCTTAAATGACTTGCGAAAGTTGTCCTCCAGTAACCGACTTACGTACCTGCATTGAGAAGTACATTCTCAACATCTACGAAAGTGACGGTGTAACCTTAAAAACTTACACCGAATGGCCCGGTTACTACACCCTTCCCGACACCAGCAGAATTCCTGCTGTGTACGTTGTAGGCGCGCGCATGGTCCCTTCCAATTGGAATATCACAGGGATCGAGTGCGTGATTGAGGACGTCCCGCAAATCACTACTCCCGGTTCTGTGGGCAGCATTCTTTCTTTTGAAGAATGGTCTGTCCGTTTCACAAACTACGGGACAGTAGAAGGTACTGTAATGCCCATCAATATGCTGGGTATTAGCCGCCGTATGGCCCGAACCTTCCCCACGGACCAAGTCTCGTACATGGCCCGGACCGAAGCCACTTTTGAGGCTTTGACAGCTCGCATTCGCGGTGCTGTGTTGAACCCCCCGATCCCTTAAGGAGTCATCATGGCCGATTTTGCCATCGGGCTATCGTTTCACAAAGCGCACCGGACCATCGTCCGTGCCGTGGATCTGACGGCCCCCTGCCGCTACTTCGCTACTCGCGACGAAGCCGGCTTCATCACCCTTCCCACTCTGGATCCAGGCGACTCTTACGTCGAACTCCAGGGCATCACCCAGACCAGCTTCCAGATCAACGACAACAACCAGGAGTTCCGTCTCTTGGGTGATGACGGTTGGATGGACAGCGTCATCACGGGCTCATCCGTTCAAGCCTCCGTAACCGCTTACTTCCTCAAGGACGCGGAAGTTGTCGGCGGTGACGAGTGCCCCACCTTCCGTGGTAACTACGACGAAGGATTCGAGCTCATCCAGCGAGCCCGCTACAACAAGGACTACGAGATTTACGTCGAGTTCTTGAAAGAGCTGGGTCAAGCTGATGGCTCCACCGGGAATTACATCTACGACTTCACCGGTTTCAATGCTGTCATCCAGAACTACTCGGAGCAGTACAACGCCGAAGGCCTGACCGAAATCACCTTCGACCTAATGTCCCGAGCTCGGCCCGTCTTCGGTCGGTACGACGCAGGCAGCACTCTCATCGACTTTGGTGGGGTTCAATCCTCCCTGCTCTTCCTTGCGACCGGGGTACGTGAGTTCACCCCAACTCCTGCCGATAACGCTGACAGCGTCGTTGTTAGTAGCAACATCACTGTCCTTTACGACAACGGCACCACCCCCCTCACCCAACTCGTTCTCCCGAACAATGGTGACGGATTCGTGCTTGAGGAAGCTTCCACCGGAACCCGCGTTGCTTCCACCATCTCCGAGGCCGGCGGCACTGTCACCATCAACCCCGATGCTGACCTCACCGCGGCCACCATCTACCGTTTGGTTGTCCGAGATGGTGCAATCGAGCAAACTGTCGATGCTGACGGCAACGCAGACGCGAACGGCACCAACCGCCCTATCGAAGGCTTCACCATCACCTTCAAAACGGCGTAACATACTCACGCCTCGTTTCACCTTCTGGCTCCCTCACGGGAGCTTTTTTTTTCGTTATGCGATCTGACCTCCTCATCGACCCCATCAACACAGTCTTTGCTGTCAATTGCAAAGTGGAAGGCGACGCCCTTCACTGCGGCGCCCTCTACTTGGACCCCCTCGTCCAACGTCACTATATACGCTTATCGGATAAAAGCGCTAGTGTAGTAGTTGAAATTCCAATAGAGATGGTGAATCAACCAGCGCCCTTCCGAGCCTGGGACGTCACCCTACCCTTACACAATGACAAGTAAGTACGCTAGCCTCCTTTTTCCGCCAGATCGGTATCACCACATCGGCCCTTTTCGCTTTCCTGTGTACCACGACCTCGTACCAGGCGAAGCGCGTGGAATGGAAGAGATAGCTCGTATGCAATCAAAAGCCATGCTAAACTCGCTTAAACTAGCGAAACGCATTGCTAAAGACAAAAAGATCACAACAAAAGAAGCGGTAGAACTTCTCGACAATGCTGACACCGACACCGATCAATCGAGCATTGTCTTTGACTACCCAGAGGAGCTCGCCGCGTGCCAAGAATCCACCGTCAGTCCCATCACCGAGCGCGTCGAGTACGTCACGCTGTTTTTGCGTTACAGAGGCGAGGCCAAACTCAACTCCAAAGAGTGGGAGAGCCTCTCGGACTGGTCTAAAGAGGACACTGAAGCCATGCCCTCAGAAACAGTCTCCGAGATTTTCACCTTAATTTCCTGGGAGCGTAATGGTTGGCCTGTAGAGGGAAAGTCCGATCCGAAAACAGAGGAGACGACGGAGTAAGCCTTGAGACTCTGATCGATAGGTGCACATCCCACCTCAGATCTGCACCTGTCGATTGGGATCTGGTCTACTTCCGCATCCGCACGTCCGCTATGGGGGCCGATTTTCCCCCAGACAGATTCGTGCGCACTCCTATAAGAGTCATTCGATGGACCCTCTCGCAGCTTGATAACAAAGACAAAGCGCAAGCGAACGTCAACTCTATTAGCACTGCGCGCTTAACCGGCACTTTAATTCAAGTCGCGCATGCGTTCTCAGGCTCTAAACGTGCGGCTCCCAAACAAAAACTCCAAGAATTTTTACCCTATCCCGACTGGAAACCTACCTCAGCTCAAGCCTCCGAGCCCGACGCGGGTACTAAATTTGTCCTAGCCGAGTTGATCAAACAACGCAAAATACCTATTCACGTTTTCATGGGCCTTATGACTCCGGCGGCTTAGTCCTATTATGAGCCTATCGAGTAGCGCGCTTAGTAGTGGCTGATTTTACCGTCAAAGTAACCGCCCAAGTTCAACAAGCTTTAGAACAACTTAAACGTGTAAACAAAGAAGCAAACAAGACAACAGAAGAGCGCAAAATAAAGTTTGATTTTAGTGAAGTCAAGACTCAAGTACAGGACGCTGCCAATAACATTAAATCATTCTACAAAGTAGCTAGACAAGCGCCTGGTATAGGTGACACAATTAAAGATTACGAAGAATTAGCAAGTAATACTGTTAGCGTAGCTAAAGCCGGTCTTAAAAGTGCATCTGTAATACGACAAAACGCCGACGCTCTTACTCTTTTAGGTAATACAGCAAAAGCAACTTCAAGCGCTTTTGGGAGCTTAGTTACCAACTTAGCCAAAATTGGTTTTGCTACATTTGCAGTAAAAGAAACGGTAGGCGTTCTTCAAGCTGCTTGGAACGGTTTCTTTCAAAATACAATAGGCAGAGAGATCCAACTACGAGAAACCATACTCAAAACACAAACTACACTAGCCTCCACAAGCAAAGTATTCAAAAATGGCAGAGAAATAACTGAACCCTACGAAAAGATCGTCACATTAACAGGCGCGGTACAAGAGCGCATTGACTCAATCCGAGAACGCTCCATCGCTCTCGCTGGGGTCACATCCAACGAAGTAATCGAAGTATTTGGCATAGTTTCAGCTCAAGTCGGTGCTATCGGTGCCGGTCTAAAAGAAGCAGAAGATCTTGCGATTAACTTCTCTGCCGCTTTAGGCACTTTCGGCATTCCGTTATATCAGGCCCGTCAAGAAATCGGCTCCATCCTACGGGGCGACATCACCCAAGACTCTTACCTAGCTAAGTCTCTCGGTATTACAAACGAAGACATAGACAAAGCTAAGTCCGAAGCTGGTGGTGTTGTCGCATTTTTGGAAGAACGTCTAGAAGCTGCCGTTGCAGGACAACGTATAGCAGCCCAAGGCTTTGCTGGCGTTGTATCTAACATTGCAGACTTAGGCGAACTCATTTCTCAGAACTTTGGTAGAGGCCTACTTGACCCTCTGCTTACAGGCTTAACTGCTGTATTTGAATCCCTGTTTGCTATTCGCAAAGAAATTTTTGAAATAGCCAGTAAAGCCGGTGAAACCGTCGGACGTGTTGGCACTCTTGTCGTAGGTATTACCCAGCGTCGTACAGGTATTGGACAGAACGCTGATGCAGCGGCTGCCGCAGAAAACGCGTCAACACTGGCAACAAATGCTTTCACCGAGGTTGAAAAGATTGCGCAACGCTTCGCTGGAGCGCTTAGTAGAGCTTTACTAGCTTTAGAACCTGTTATAAAAACTTTAGTAGGAGGTTTTGCCAACTTAGCTGAAGTTATTATTAAAATAAAAGTCGCACAGTTTGAAAATTTAGTCGGAATACTCTCTAACATGGCTGTAGTGCTAGGACAAGCAGCACAGCCTCTTGCTGCCATCTTTTATCAGTATTCTCAGTTACTAAAACTACCGCTAGTTCAGTATTTTGCCGAACTAAGCTCTACGCTTTCTGTGCTAAAACGCCTAGGCTTAGACACAGCAATACAAATCGTACTAGGAATTAGACTAGTAATTACAACACTAGGACCGTTAGGTGCTACTATAACAGCTTTACTTGCTTCTATTGTTGGAGGCATAGCTGTAGTAATAGCTGCTTTAGCTAAACTAACCCTAGTCTTAGCTGGTATTACACTGGCTATGGCTAAACCTGTCATAGTAGGAAAAGCCGCTGTAGCAGCTTTTACTCAATTAGCTGCTGCTTTACAAGCTACTGGAACAAGTGCGGGAAAAGCAGCTGCAGGTCTTACTGCAGTAAAAGCCGGCCTTTTAGGCGCTACAAGTTCTGCCAAGAAGTTTGGAGTAACTTTGTTAATCGGCTTAGGAAAGCTGGCTTTACTTCAAATAGCTATTGCTGCTCTAGTCAATCTATTCTTAAAATTCCAACAGCAGCAAGAAAACGACAGAGCTTCTAAGCGCGCCGCCGTAGCTTTAGAACGATTACAAACAACTTACAAAGACGTCGGCGACGAAGCCGACTACGCTACTAAAGCAGCGCGTGATTTTGAACGACAGGTCGTTCAGACTAGATTTAATTCTGTCATACAAGAAGTAGATAAATTAAAGCAAAAAATAAAAGACCTAAGAGAAGAGCAAGAAAAATTCGCTAAATTTGAATCTAATCAGGGAGCTGTTCGCGGCCTTAGAAAACTTTTAACAGGAACCGAAAAAAGTTTAGGGCAGTCTCTAATAGAGGGCACTATTTCTGATGCTACAAAAGAGCTAGCCGATCTGCAGGCAGAAGCGCAGAAAATAGGCGCCGTACTGGACGCGGAAAAAGCCGAGGACGACATCAAAACCGCAGCGCGCGATAGGAAAGAGAACGAAGAACAAATCGCCAGATTCCGTCGCGATCTTGAACGCTCTCTTGCCAGTGAACGTCTCTCAGTTCAGTCCAAAGAGATCGAGGTGTTCCGTGCCGCAGGCCAAGAACGCATTGCTCAAATGGACCGAGCCAATCAAAAACTGATCGAAGGCGAGCGCGGCCGCGCCCGTACAGCTTTAGAGAACTTAGTAAAATGGGTCTCCAACAAGAAAAAAGGCGAGCTTGACATTCAAGCCGCCGAACGTCAGTTCGCCCTAGAGCAAGCCCGCTTAGAGCAGACCGTCGCCGATTACCGCTACGACCTCGAAGAAAAAATCAAGAAACTCCGCGTTGACGGCGCCAATGCCGAGACCGCTGCCGCCGAAGCGCGCCTCCGTCTGGAGAAAGCTCGTCAAACAGCCGGGCTCGCTGTCGGACCCTCCGCCCCTTCGGGTGTCGTCGGACGCGTAGGCAGTACAGGCGACAGCACCGGACCCCACCTGGACATTCGCTGGGCCGATGGCCGCCCCATCTCCCGCGCAGACGCCGACAAATACTTCCGTCTAGACGGTAAAAAGCCCACCGATTTCCCCGTCACAAGCGAATACGGCCCCCGTAAGCTCTTCGGACGCAGCTTCCATGCCGGCATCGATTTCGGCGCTCCTTCAGGGACTCCTATCAGCCTCACTGGCGGTGCCACCTTCTCCCGCAACCTAGGCGACACAGGTGCCGGAGGCTACGCCTTCGAGGTAATGACTCCCGAAGGAGCCATGAAAGCCCTCCACGCCCTCAAGGGATCCGTAATTCCCACTCCTACCTCCGGCCCTGCCGCCCCCGCGGCTACGCCCACCCCCGCGGCTACGCCCACCCCCGCGGACACCTCCGCTCCTGCGGCAGGAGTACCGAGTGCGTCCGCAGCCGCAGCGGAAAAACGCAGAATCGGTGAGACCCTCATTGATCTTGACCGCAGCCTCGAAGATCTTCGTAGAAAAGCAGCAGAAGCAACAAGTGCAGAAGAACTTGTGGCTGCTGTTAAGTCCGGCCTCATAGACGTTAAAGGCCTAGTTGAAACAGCCCGAACAGATTTAAGCTCTTCCATCTCCACCCTTGAAGAATTCAGTAAAATAGATGGGCCTTTCGATATAGAAGACGTCCGCATAACCTCAGAGCTCAGCAGTATAACAAAAGAACTAGAGCGCACGCAAACAATACTTATAAGTAAACTAAGCGAAATGGAGGACATAGATGATTCTGACCGGATCACCGCTATAAAAGAAGTCAGAAAACAAACCCAAGGTGAAATTAAAGACCTCAAAAACCTAGAAGTACAGCGTAGGCTCAGCGCTACCGCAGCCGGTCTAGTAAGTGCTTTACCTGAAGCACGGCGAAGCGAGCAAAGATTACAACAGCAACAAACAGATATTCAAACTTCCACAAACCTTCGCGACCAAGGCTACAAGCCTGAGGAGATCGCTCTCGAACTTCAGATAGTAAGCATAAGAAGAGATCAAGCCGCTGCGTTAGAACCTTTAAACACTAACCTAGCAAAAGCCAAAGAACTCCTAGCTGCAAGCAATGGCGAAAACAGAGAAGCAGCCGCGACCGTTACAACTTTAGAAGAAAGAATACAAGATTTAAACCTCTCCTACGCAAATCAAATTGAACTACTACGTGCAATAGCCGAAGCGCAAAGCGCGACCTCGGAAAACACCCTAACGCTACGCTCCGCCTACCTAGGCACCCTAGAAGGTTTCCGAGCTTGGGAAACCTCTGTAGGCACCCTACGCAGTCGCATCACCGACTTCACGCAAAACGCCATCGGTGGCTTGTCCAACTCCCTAAGCGAGCTGCTAACTACAGGCACTACCAATTTCCGAGAGTTCACAGCTTCTCTGTTAGCTGATATGTCGAAGCTAGTTCTCGAAACTATGGTGTTACTCCCCCTTATGAACAGGCTGACTAGTGCCATGAGCTCTGGACTCCGCTCCCCGGCTCCAAGCGCTGGAGGCGGTGGAGGAGGAGTTTTCGACCTCTTAGGTCAAGGTCTAGGTTTCATTACTCCCGCTTTGTTCGCCAAAGGCGGCGTTATGACCAAGAACGGACCTCTCCCGTTGAATTTCTATTCTGGTGGGGGAGTAGCCTCCTCACCTCAGCTCGCTGTATTTGGTGAAGGCTCCAATCCCGAAGCCTTTGTTCCCCTACCTAACGGACGTAGTATCCCGGTCGAATTCAACGATCCCAATCGCGCCGGTACAGGTAGCAATGGCAATGTCGTAGTTAATGTGCAGGTAGATGCAAACGATTCTGAAGTCAGTGGCAGCTCAGACAAAGGCAAAAAATTGGGACGCGCAGTCGCCACCGCAGTTCAAGACGAGATCCTCAAACAAAAACGTCCCGGTGGACTCCTAAACGAATAACTCATGGCTACTCCTTTCCCGGCTTACACCGCGATCTATCCAGTAACCAAGAAAGTTCGGCCAAAACTTTTCCGTACTTTCTTACCTGGACCCGCAGGTATCGAGCGCCGTGCGCGGAACGGAGCCAATCAAACAGCACCCGAGTACGATGTCGTATTCTTTTTGCCCATTGCAGACATCGACACTATCGACGCTTTCTTAGCTGACCGAGCCCGACTAGCTGAGCGATTTGAATGGACGTCTCCTGATCCAGGAGCTGTAGCAGCCGAGTATGTGTGTGAGCAGTGGAACAAAACTGTGTTGTCGCATAATATGGGCGAGCTTAAAGGTACGTTTAAACGCTCATTTACGTTTATTTAATGGCATCTTTTCCTGCTATTACGGCTTTGATGGGGGCTTCAAAAACCTCAGAAGCTACATGGAGTACTACGGCTTTAGGGGACGGTTATACAAAACTTTGTAATTTTGGCTTAAATCCAGTACAGTCGTCATGGTCTCTGAATTGGGAAGTTAGTCCTGCTGACGCTAGTACTATTGATGCCTTTTTACAGGCCCGTGGTGACGATGGGGATAAGTTTCAATGGCAGCCGCCAGACGAACAATCAGAAACTGACTGGCAATGTAGGTCTTGGGTAATAGAGCAAGTTAGTCATAACTGGTCTCGCGTGCGTGCCACTTTTGAACGAGTGTATGAGCTGGCAGAAGACCTGGTTAGTGAAAGTCTTGTTTGTGATCCTCAAACATTACCACCGTTTGAGCCTATCGGTTGGTTCCAGATGTTAGGAGGAACAAACAGTGGCTGGGTGAATTTTTACGATGATGCGACTGCAAACTATATGACCACACAAATGAAAACATCATCTTTCTACAATAGCTATGACGATGCTTTATACGTTGGACAAATAAAAGCAGACGACTTATCTGTCGTGTGGTCAAAGAAGATGGAGTTGTCAACATCTCCGACAAGCATTTCAGACCCGTTAGAAAACCTTAGCAAGGATCTGGATAGTGCTTCCCAGGGACTTAGACCAGCAAGATACCCAATCATATATAAAATGTCAAACGGCAACTATTCTATACACTGGGAGGTTTATACAACCACCTTAGCGCCTAGTGGTCGAGGTTACCAATATCGTTGTTACTATGAAATGACTAACGATGGAACAAGAGTAAGCGCACAAGCGGTACGCAGCACAGGCGCTACATCTTCCTTTGGGAATGACATTCCCCGTTTTAGGTCACAATACGACGTAATCAAAACCGATTTAGATGATGACAACTATCTTCAGATTTTAGGTGGATTTTCAGGTGAGAGTTTTCAGATATGGAACAGAAACACGGGGTTTCATCCTTTCGCTTTGTTTATCAACACAAACAACGACGTAGTTCCCCCTAGAAACCTCCAGCCACGAGTTAAGCCAATACCAAACACAGATAAACTTGCTATTTGTAATCCTATGTATAGTGTTAATAGACTCAATAATCTGTCAAAACCAGTGCCGACATGCGCTATTGCAACAATGGAAGAAATGAAAGCAAATGTTATGAACTTTGTAGGATTTAGCAAATCTTATGATCCTGTGCCAGCGATAGATTCATTGCAGAATCCTGGTACTGCACCAGTGTTGGACTCTTCCAATAATTTTTACATTGCTTGTTGGGGGTGGAACGGCGAAAATGGCTGGGGATCAACAGGTAAAAACTGCGTTATGAAATGTGATT